TTGAGGAATAAAAATTCAATATCAAAAGTAGGAAGTTGATCTACTTTAATTCCTTTTGTAAGAACACAGTTCTTTAAAACATTTTTTATAGCAGTTGTGATCTGTTTTGTATCTTCTGTTTCTAAAGCAAGTACAAGTAACTTCTCTTCTTTAACAAGAAAAGGTCTGTAGTTAATACTTTCTCCAGTAGAAGGTAACTCCAATTCATATGTCGGGGTGGCAATCTTTGGTAAAGGCATAATATCCTATAGAGTTTTCAGTATGTTTATTTATCAGGCAAATCCAGATGCAATTGAACGTAGTTGATCGTTAGCTCCAAGAGGCAAAGCATTATTTTGCAATGTCTTTAACCAATCATTTGTTTTAGCAGGTAATTGTCCAGCATTAAATGCTTGACTCTTTGAATTAAACTTCGCTATATCATTTATAGTACGAGGTTGCTGCGTTGTAGGACTGGAGGGTTTACCAAGAATGTACCTAATATAGCACATAGATACAGTGCATTTCAAGAGGGAAGATGAATCATAAGAGATTGGCATTGAATTAATAGCCAATGGAAATGTTCTTACGAATGTATAATCAATGCTACGATTATGATCCCTCTCAAACTTTGTAATCTTTAATCCTTCTGCTGTATATTCATCTGGATATTTGGATCGATAAAAATAATTTGAATTTAATGCATCAGATGAATCCTCATTCATAATCTCACTCATCCAAGTCTCAAAGAACTTGATGGGCAAGTAACCATTTGCATCAACATAAAAAGTTAAATCAATTCTATCCTCAAATATTCTTCTGTATGCATGTTTCTCTGTAACACCATGACGATCATTAGTAAGTTCTAGTGTTGCTAAACTAGATCCAGGTAATGATGTATCCGAACACATTATATTTAATCTATCTTGTTGCACTGAACCACCAAGAATCCCATTTAATTTTCTACCAAGTTCTCCACCTGGTAATGCAACCTCAACATCAAAATGAGATGTTAAAGCAGGTGTTAAAAGGGTTGCCTTAATGACATCCATGCTTCTTATAGTAGGCATGTAACTATAAATACTTTTTGACCTTATATATTATGTATAAGAGATATGGCAGAAAGTATTAAAAGTAGGTTCAAACCAGCGTTCCCTAGAAAATATAAAGGTAATGTCAAGAACATTATATGTCGTAGTAGTTGGGAAAGAAGATTCTGTAACTACTGTGATATAAATGAAAGTATTATTGAATGGGGTAGTGAAGAATTCTTCATACCATATATCTCACCAAAAGATAATCGGGTTCATAAATATTATCCAGACTTTATTATAAAGGTAAAGGAGAGTACAAATAAAATTAAAACATATGTTATTGAAGTGAAACCAAAGAAGCAAACAGAACCACCAAAGAAAAGAAAAAGAGTAACCAAGTCCTACATATATGAATGCACAACCTTTGCAGTTAACCAAGCAAAGTGGAAAGCAGCGAAAGAATTTTGTGATGATAGAAGAATTGAATTTAAAATTATCACCGAAAAAGAATTAGGAATTAAATGATGTCAGATCCTGCACATTTTGCCAATAGAATAGAACCAATTAAAGAAGAATTAGAAACAACAAATGATCCAGAAGATCTAATGTTGATGATTATGGACGCTCTTAATGATACAGTATCACCAATACCAGAGGTGGGAAAGTTTTATACGTTTGTTTATAATGCAAAGACTCCTCGTATACAATATGATCAACACCCATTGATTGCCTGTACTGATTTACAACAGTGGGGATTCAAAGGTTTAAACTTTCATTGGCAACAATCAAGAAATTATACATGGGAAGAACTTGCAGGTCAGTTATATATTGTGGACTATAATGAACTTGATGACCTACTTGCAATACCTTATGCCAAGTTTCTTACTAAATAAATAAAAAGTTCGTGTATAAATGGCAAGTAAGGCAGGATTCTACGGATCCGATGCAAAAGAGAATAAATTTAGAGTCCCTGATTTTAATGGAACTGGGAGTCAGAATGAATCATATTTCGTGCTTGTTGAGAAACTTTCAGGCAAAAAAGAACTTTACAATAACGATTTAAATACAGATGGATTAGCAGGACACTATGAAAAAGGTGGAGAGTTTGAACCAAGTGAAACCTGGTGGGGCAATGCTCAAGCAGTAGAGAAAGATTTTTTTAATAATGATAAAGGTAAAGATTTAGTCAATAATCATGCATCCACTGTGGCATTGAAGGGTAAATTAGATGAAGGTAAAGGTATTGAACAGGCACAAGTAGAAACTAATGAACTTGTCAAAAAGAATAATGCAAAAGTAACAGATCAACAATTATCTAGAGCCAGATCAAGCACAACAAAAGCAGATAAAAATACAAGGAATAGTTTTCCCAAGATGCTTTTCTATCCTGAAACTTTAAGAAAGCAAACACAGGATGTGATTAAATTTAATATGATGAAGTATGAACCAAAAGATTTACCTAAAGGACTTGTTTTTGGTGAGAGATCATCTGATGTAGCAGGTAGAACAATAGGATCTGTTCTTCTTCCTATTCCAGGTGGTATTTCTGATAGCAATCAAGTAGGTTGGAACCAAGAAAATATGGATCCAGTTGCTATTGTAAAAGCAGAACTTGCATTAAAAACAATACTTCAAGGTGGTAAAGGTTTCACGGATGCTGTAGGAGATATTGCTAATGCTGTGAAAGGTGCAAATAGAAACGCAGTTGGTACTCTTATTGCACAAGCAGCATCAGGAACTGGTCAACAATTATTACAAAGATCAACTGGATCAATCCTGAATCCTAACATGGAATTACTATTTCAAGGTCCACAACTTCGAGATTTTACTTTCCAATTTAAATTATCACCAAGAAGTAAAACAGAAGCAGAAAAAGTAATACAAATTATTAGATTCTTTAAACAAGGAATGGCACCAATAAGAAGTCAATCAAGATTATTCCTTAAGAGTCCACATACATTTAAACTCCAATACCTTCATCAAAATGATGACCATCCTGGTTTAAATAAAATAAAAGAGTGTGCATTACAAAGTTGTACAGTAGCATATGGTGAACAACAATACTCTACATATGAAGATGGTATATTATCATCATATAATATGCAACTATCATTCAAAGAACTTGAACCAGTATTTAATGATGAATATACAGAACTTGATAACAATCAAGATACAACTCTAGGTTACTAAAATGTCAGATTACTTTCAAAACGTCCCTGACTTTGATTATGTTAGCAGACTTCCAGATGCTAAAATATCTGATTATATTACTGTAAAGAACTTCTTTAAGAGAGGATTTCTTCGGGAAGATATATTCCAAGAGTTATCTTTCTTCACCAAGTATCAAATCAAGGGAGATGATAGACCAGATAATGTTGCTTGGAATTTCTATCAAGAATCTGGATTAGATTGGTTGGTATTAACATGCAATAATATAATAAACATTCAAACAGAGTGGCCACTTAAACAAACAGACTTTGATAGGTTTCTATTAGATAAGTATGGAACATATGAAAAACTAAATGAGATACATCATTATGAAACAATAGAAATTAAAAATACAATGGGTGCAGTTCTTCTCAAGGAAGGTCTTGAGGTAGATAAAACTTTTTCAATGACATATTATGATGACATCACAGAAAAACAAGTGACTCCTACAACATTAACAACATCAATAACCAACTATACTTATGAGGCAAAGATAGAAGATGATAAGAGAAATATATACTTACTTAAACCAAAATACCTTAACATAATATATGATGATATGGATGAAATGATGACATATATAAAGGGTTCCAGTCAATATAAGACTGAAACCCTTAAAGTTGCTGATAATATCAGACTGTATAATTAACTCTCTACTACTCTGCTAACTTCTGAAAGTAAGATAGAGCATCATCTTCATCAGATGATGAACCTACTGCTGCAGTAACAGTTTCTTCTGCCCTACGACTAGCGAAGTCAGGTTTAGATGATGGGTAGTCAGCACTAACTTGTGTGCGACTATTATCCTCATCAAATACCTCTTCATCCATACGACGAGCAGGTTTCTGTCCAAGAACAGACTTCAGACGTTTCTGAAGATCTTCATAGGATTTGAATTGATCTGCTGCTGTTATTGCAGTAAGAGAATACTCTTTCTTCCATAGTGCTTCAAGTGCATCATCATCCTGAAGGAGTGGTGAAACTGAATCGAACTCTGACTTATCATAGTTCCAGAATCCATCCTTCTTAACAATCTTCAACTTGAAGTTAGCACCTTGCCAGAAGTCAAAAGGATTGATTGGAGTTTCATCCTCAAACTCTGGTTGCATTGCTTCCATAACCTTATCAAAGATCTTCTTACCAAATTTGTAGAGGAATACTCCACCCTCATTTTGAGGATTGGAAGGATCTTTCACAACGTAGATGTTTGCATAATAAGATAGCTTACGCTTTTGTTTACGAACAGTATCTTTATCTGATTCGTTACCACTGTTCCACAATTCACGATTGTATTCTGAAACAGGATCTTTACCACCAGTTGTGGTTAAAGAGTTTTCAATATACCAACCACCAGGACCTTGGAATGCATGTGAATACATCTTTGCCCACGGTAGGTCTTCACTATCAGGAGCAGGAAGGAATCTGATAACAGCAAAACCGTTACCTGATTTATCTAACTCTGGTTTCCAGAGACGCTCATCAGCACCTCCACCTGATGTGTTCATCTTCTCCACTTCTTTAACTAATTTTTGAGTCAAAGATCCTAGAGAGGATTGTTTTTTTAAGTCTGAAAAAGACATTCGGATTACCTCGGATTTATTGAGATTTGGCTTGTTTGTACTTTGTTATTCTAATTCTTAAATTCATCTTTGTCAAGTTGATCTTTCATATTCTGAACAACCTGTCCCATTTCGGTAAACAAACTGTTCATATCAACACTCTGTGGTAGTCCCATAGAGGCAGCACCTTGAATGATTTTTTCTTTCATTTTCTTCGCTTGAGGATCATCAGATAAACTCAAACGAGTATAAAGAACCCTTTGCTTATCACAAAGTCTCTCCAGAATCTCAACATGGTAACGTTGATCTTCCTTTGTCATCATCGGATACTTAAATACATTTGTATAAACTTCTTCTTGAAGTTCATGTATTTCAGCCATCTCTGCACGGACAACTTCAGAATCGAAAAAACTCATAGGATAATCTCTTTAAGAATTTTTTTATAACGAGGTACACTTATATTTAGGAAAGGATCGTACTTTTTTATCTTACGACTTACGGTTTCCCATACAGGATCTTTCAGTCGTTTATCAAAATCTTTTCCGTATTCAAATATTCTATCACATATAACCATAGTTTCAAGTGAGGTATCCCCACCCAAATAACTTTTAAGTATTGGAGGATGTCCCTTACTACAATCAAATACATCATCAACTTTCTTATCACTGAATAAATTATTAACTTCTTCTTTGAAAACATATGAAAGTGATTGTACTTTCTTTTTCCAATCAGTATATCTACCTTCCCCTTCCTTAATCATTTCACCAATCCACATCGTTGATGGATCAGTAGTGCTCACAAAATTAGATACAAAAAAATCTACTACTTCTTTATCATTTTTCTGTCTTGAAAATTTCTCAAACCAAAACCTATCTTTTCTTTTATAGAAAGCCTCTCTTGTTGCTCTTACTTTACCAGCATACTTATGATAGTCATAGTTATCTTTGGTGAAGTGATTCTTCATCGCAAGATAGCATTTATAGGCATCAAGTGGCATCATGAAAAAGTAATAGAGGCATTTTTTACTGGGAAATTTTTTCCCACCTTTTTGGAATCAAAGAGGCAATTTTGCACGAGAACTTCTCTTTAAAAAATTAAGTTCCTGTGCTTCATATTTAATCTTTTCTTTCAATGGTTTAGATATAAGTTTAGGGACTGACTCTACATCAATAGAATTCTGTTCACAAAAATGTATGATAGCATCAATGTAATTCATTTCTGGATTGATTTGTACAAGACCTTCAATCTCTTGAGCAAATCGAGCAGGACAAAAGAATTTAGATTCTAATACCTTCTCAAGTTCATTCTTCTCCATTCGGTGTCCTAGTATTGTGAGATACAAATTCTTTTATATAACGAACTAATAGTTTAATATAATCCCCTTTGTTCCGTTTGTCAAATACTTTTACATCACCACCAGGTGTAACCATGATAGTAATTAGTTTTGTCACAGGGATTTCAGTTAGTTCATAGTATGCAGCAGCATAAAAAGTTTCCTGAACAAAGTAGTTTTCCAACCACTTTTCAGGTTTGATTTTTTCAGATGTCTTAAAGTCTATGACCGCTAATTCACCTTCATACTCCGCTATGCAATCAACTCTACCTGCAAGACCAAGGTACTCGGAGTAAAGGGTTCTTTCTACAGCGTGTATGTTATTTATTTTGTCTAGATATGGTTTGGCATGATGGAACATGAACTTGGTGGCAGGTCTAAACTGCTCCCAATCAATTTCATTATTTCTCATATACACTTCAACTGCTTCATGGAAATCAGTTCCACGAGTAGTTGCTTTCTTTGTTATACGATTTGCCTCTTCAATACCAACTCGCTTTCGCCAGTCAACAAAGACCTGTCTATTATAAAAAGAAGTCACAGATGTAATGGAAGGAACCCATTGACCATCAGGAAGATTATATAATCTTATACCGTTAGTTTCTTTCTTTTTTAATTCAAGATCACCTAAAAAATTACAATGAGTAAAGGTCATAAATTCAGTTCCAGTTTAGCAAGGAGATATTCTTTGACAAATCCAGATCGAACAATGTCCTCGATACCAAATTCAACAATATCAACTGATGGCATGATGCGAAGGATCTTCATGAAGTCACTAACACCATTCCTTTCATTGGTTTTGATAAGATCTGATTGAGTGGCATCACCACAGAACATAATCTTTCCATTCTCACCAATCCTTGTAATTATACTATCAAGTTCATGATAGTTCAAGTTTTGGAACTCATCTACTATTACAATAGCATTATCTAATGTAGTACCACGAATGAATGATGTGCTCCAGAATGAAATAGTTCCTTGTGTTTTAAGATTACCATAGAGCATCTCAAAGTCTGCTTCACTTGGCATCTCAAACATATACTTAACCATATTCTTATATGGTATCTGATATAATGAAGACTTGTCCTCATGATCACCAGGAAGGAAACCAATCTCTCTGGTTGCTACCAAAGATCTAACGATATAAATTTTATCATAAGAAGTCTTTGGGTCTAACACATCTTTCAATGCATTATATAATGTTATAAAAGTTTTACCTGTACCTGCTGCACCATAAGCAACAAGGTTCTGATCATTTTTATAATGACGAAAAAGTTCTTCTTGGTTTGGAGTTAGAGGATTAATTGTCCTCATCAAGTCCGTATTAATTGGTTTTTTTCTTTTCATTTGCTTGTTACTCATTCCATATGGAACAACTGACTTTTGAGTCTTTGATTTAGCTGGCATTAGAAACTATAATCTCTGTTTTTACGGACGGTGGCACCTGGTTGTTTGGATGCTCTATCAAGAACTTCATTCCAACCACTGGAGTTTGCCTCTCCACCCCACCTAAACATCTCTTGAGCACTGGCACATCCTGCTTGCCAATCTTTATCCCATTCAGGATTATCTTTTCTCCACTGATCATATGCTTTCATCGTCATAGAGAGTTCTTTCTTCTCTTTAGTTTTTAAATTAATCACTGGGTATGTTGGCATATCAATATAAAGTTATGTGAAAGTATTTAGACCCATTCAAGGGCTTCAGCAACAGTAGGGAACTGTTCAATAAAAATGGAACGTGTTTCCTCTGCAACATCCATATGTTCTTTCTGTGTTCCATGTGCAGAACGTAGGTCAATGTAATGTACCCATGATCTTACAGAACCAGTCATGTATAAACGTGTTGGTGTAGCAAGGGGAAGTACAAACCTTGCACACTCTTTTGCTATACCTGCCTCAAGCATTTCTTTATATAATTTCATTCCATCAACA